CTCTACCGTTTCGCGGATCGCGACCTCCAATTCCGAGGTATCGAACCCGATCATTTCACTGCCTCACACACCAGGTCCATGAACCGGCGATCTGCATTGCGCAGCGGCGGCGACGAGATTCCATAGGTCACGCCGTTGTGCACGACTTGCATGGAAGCCTCGATTTCTGGGCGGTACCACATGCGCATGGAGGCGCGCAGCACCGATACTTCGCTGTTGGCGCGCAGCGTTTCCAGGCCGCCCATGTGTCGGACGTCGGCCCAGAACACGCCAAGGTTGACCCATTCGGGTTTTTGCTGGTGAAGCGTGCCGGTGGTCACGCCGGGCGCCCGTTGCTGAATGGTGATTTTGTCGTTGAACATTAGAGGTACACCCTCTCGCCATCCAGCAGCCGCGGTGCGCTGGCCGCCAGAGACGCCGATAGCTGGCCAAACTGATCAGCGACGCGGCGCAGGATGAAGCCTTTGATGGAATCCGGCACGCTCGTATGGTCCGGGCCGTACCCGACCTTGCAGTCCACCTGAACAGCGTTGATCCGTAACGCAGTTGCGGGCCACGCCGCCCCGGGCGCCGGAACGATGAAACTGGGCGCGCTCTCCTGGTCGACCAAATAGTCCTGCGGAGCCAGCGTCTGCAGCTGGCCGTCGACGTCGTAGAACTTCACATGCAGGACGCTGATCAGCGGCGGGCGCGGCAGTTGAATGGCGTCAGGGAAGTGATCCAGCGTTACGCGCCAGGTTTGCTCGATCAGCGCCCGCTGGGTTTCGAACTCAGCTTCCGCCATGGCGATCCGGACCGCCTGCTCGATCTCACTGTCGATACCGGCACCGTTCGCGCGCGCCGCGGTGATGGCGGCCTCCAGCGAAACAGCCAGACCAGCCGGCGGGGTGATCAGTCTTGCGGTCATCGAACATTCCTTTGAATTGCTAGCGGCCGGGAACCACCGGCCTGAGCCGGGCGCACCTGGTATTCGTTTCGTTGCGGGGTGTAGCCGGATCCTGCTGGTGCCCGTGCGTATTCCATCGTTGATCCGTGGGCAAGCACGGCCGGGGGGGCGGCCAGGTCGAACGCACCAGGTGCGAGCGACAGGCGCCGCGTCACACGCAGGACGGCGGCGCCGGATGCGACGACGAACGCCCCCTGGCCGCCCGCCATGCGTCGCGAACAGCGGATCGTTGCAACGGCGCCAGCATGTCCAAAGCTGCCAGACCCGGCCTGCAGACGACGCATGACGCGCATGCCCACAGCCGAACCGGTCAACAAGAACTGACCCGTCTCCGTGAAGAGAACGTTGCCCTCGACGACCGGCGAGTACACAAGCTGCGCCGCGCCACCGGAGAGCATGAAAGCACCGACGTTCGCAACCAGCCGACGCACTGCGGCAAGCCGCGCATCGGCACCGGTCAGCGCGAATGCAGCCGGCGCTGCGCTGACTCGACGCAATGCGCGAAGCGAACCGCCTGAACCTGAAATGGCAAAAGTTCCAGTCGATGTCGCCAGTGCGCGAGAAGCCCGAAGCGCTCCTGCGGCGCTGGCCAGCACGAATTCGCCCGGCGAACCGGCGAGCTTTCGCGAAACGATTAAGCCGGCCGCGCCGCCCGCTAGGGTAATGACACCGGTTGCGCCGACGACGCGGCGCCCGGCCCGCAGCACTGCTTGGGTTCCGGTCAGCGAGAATGAGCCGTTGCCGCCAACCAGCGTGCGAATAACCCGCAGCGATGCGGACGCACCCGATAATCCGAAGGCACCAGGCGCCGCCGTCAGGGTGTAGCTGTTCGGGGCAGTCGCAGCGCCGACGGTAAGTTCGTCTTCGTCGGTCGGGTCATCAAACAGCTGCCATGGATTTACCTGGAGCGCTCCGACCTCGGGCGCGCTGACTGCCCGCGAGAACGTTGCAGCAAGCACGTGTATTGCCGCACCATGGGGCGATGCAGTAACGCTGGAGCCGTGGTAGCCGAGAGATACGCCTCGCGTCGAAACCCGCAGATTGCCATTACCACCACTTGCGCTCGCGCTCTTTCCTTTGCAGTAGACCGTCACCGTGTTACCGCGTTTAGTGCCAATAAGGAGCACTAACTCGCCAGCGCCAATACCTGCCCCAGAAGTCGTCGCGGTGAATGCCGCCGGTGATGTGTCGACGTAGGAGAACCGAGCCTCGCCTGCCGACGTGATGCTCAGTCGCAGGCTGGAGCCTGCACCCATGCTGTCATCGCCGCGGCACATTACGCCGCCGTACTGCAAGTCGGCGAGAGAGCCCATCCATACGAAAGTCGCGTCAGTCCCCGGGACTAGGGCGGTTGTGCCTGCCTCGAGGGTCGCGGTCAGAAACGAATCAGCCGCACTCATGCTGTTGTTCATCAGGCCGATGCCGATGCGGGTCGCGCGGAAGGGGCTCCCTGTGATGGTATTAAACGTCGGCCTTCGGCTTGCTACAGCGTCAACGCACCCAAGTGATGTGAAGTTGAACAGGCCAGTCAGTCCCGGCCACCCCTTCGCCGGGCGCATCAAACCTTGCGGTTGGTAGCGCATCGCCATATCAGCCCGCTATAGCCTGAAGGATGGCCTCGAAAGTGACTTGGTTCGTGGTGTGGCCGTAGCACAGCGCGCGCACGTTTTGCACGTAGGCGTCGATCACGATGGTGCCGGAATTGTCGCTGTTGGCAACCGTGTCGCCAGCCATCGTCTGGTAGTCGAACCAATTGGCTCCATCGGACGAAATCTGGATAGCCATCACGCCGGCGGCGCCTGGCGCACTCGCGCCGTTCTTGATGCGGTATGTCAGGCCGCTGCGGCCGTAAGACGACGTGCTGACGCTCGTGCCCGTGCCACCCGTCGCCGGCGCCGCCTTGGTACCGCCGGCGGGAACAGCGGCCGAAGTAAAGACGGTAATCGCAGATTTTGTGATTGCCATTATTTTTCAGTCCCGTCTGGGTGGAAGAGTGCATCGGCAACGTCTTGCGGCGTCAGTGGATCAGGATCCATGCCGATCGCGCACATCTTGTCGGCGTCTGCCTGGGTGATCGCGCCAGCGCCGACGAACGACTGCAGCGCGGCCTGCACTACGGCCGACCCAATATGCAGCCGGCCCTGGTCGAGCAGCGGCACGACGTAGCGGAGGTCGGCGTTTGACTTGATGAAGTCGATCAACTGGTTGCCGGCGGCAATGCCCAGCACCTCGAGGATCGTGCCGCACCCGATTTCGCGCTCATTCGCCCTGGTGCGGCCCGCCGACAGCAGGCTGGCCAGTGCCGCGCAATCGCGAGCAGCCAGCGGGGCCGAGCACGCCGGGTTCGCGCGAGCCTCAGCACGCAGCGCGGCTTGTTGTTCCAGGCTCATGATTAGCCCAAGGTCAGGACGCCGGCCGCCTGGTCGAGGTCGAGCAGGATGGACTCGCCGTCGAGCAACGTGATGCTGTCGCCACGGTCGTAGAAGCCGATCAGGTCCTTGGCGGTCGCCGAGTCGTTGTAGAGCACGGCGTAACGGAACGGACCAACGGAGCCGCCAGTGGCAGTCAGCGTCAGGTCGGCGCAGGTCAGCTTGTACGTGCCGCCCGTCTGGGCGGATGCGCTCGTCGTGACGTTGCGGCTCGAGCAGTAGGTATAGGCGATCTCGGTGATGTCGACCAGCACGCCGGCAGTGGCCGCCACGGGTAGCGTGTTCGTCAGCGCGACCTTGATCTGCGCCGTGCTCAGGTTGTGCTTACCGTGGGCCACAGCTTCAGGGAATTTTTGCAGCTTGGTGAATGCGGGCATGTGGTCCTCGTTCGTGATTTATTCTGGTGATTCCGTGCCGACCGACGCCGACAGCTCGATTGTTTTCATGCGCCCGTGCCGCTCGAGCATCACCGTGGTGACGCCGCGTTCGCGCAGCAGGTCGAGCGTCCTTTCCCAGGTCTCGCGACAGACCACGCCGACGGCGCCATGGAGGTAGACGATTTTGTCGGTGAGGTGGGTCACCGTGACGATGGCCTGGTAGGGTCGCCGGGTTTCGTAGCCGCCTGGCTGGTCATAGGCGCGAATGACCGAGGTTTGCGCGGTCATCTTCAGGTGGATCATGTCGACCTCCAGGCGGCGGCCGACGGGCGGCCTAGGGTGTTACTGCTTCTTGCCGCGGCCTTGCTTTGCTGCTGGTGCGGCCGGCTCGGGTTCGTCGATAGGTGTTCCTGGATTTCCTGGTTCCGGACCGCCGCTCGGCGCAGCATCGCCATCACCATCTCCATCATGGCCATGCTGAGCGCCATTCAGCTCGACTGCGCAGCCTGCGCCAACAAATGCCGCAGCGAGCGAGCGCTCGCCGTCAGTGGCTCCTAGCACGTAATCCGCGCCGCCCTCGTAGGAGGCGACACGGATTCCGTCAACCGATCCGTTTTCAGTCTTCAACATGCGAATGTGCATGGTCTCTCCGGTGGATAGGCGGCCGAAGCCGCCCGCGACACTTAGGCGGTCGGCGCGTTGGTCGGATGGCCGAGGATGACGGCGGCGGCGCAGTCGAGCGTTGGCGAGGTGCCGGACACGGTTTTCAGAGCGGCGCGGATGTATCGCTTGTAGCCGAGATAGGCGACCTGCGAGATCTGGTTGGCGGTGGTGATCACCGGCTCAACGCCGCGGAGATCCCTGTCAGCGACGGCAGTGAACGTAGTGTTGTCGTCGCTCTCCTGCACTTCGAAGGTGAAGGTTGGCGAAGCAGTGCCGCCGATCGCGCCACTCGAGAACAGAACCGAGGCGCCGTTGAAGCCGGACAGGTCAACGCCCGAGCCATTTGCAGCCGCATTGCGGTTGATCGGCACCAGCGACTGCACTGGCTTGATATTGGATTTCAGGTCACGCATGGCGGTTTTCCTTGTGAATGGGTTGCGATGAGCCCCCGGCGCGCGGCCGGGGACTGGCTGGCGATTAGGCCGCGATCTTCAGCTTGCGGCCGGCTTCGGCCTGACGCACGCCACCGCCGACACGGCGCCGCGCGCGGAACACGACCAGGCCATCATCGGCACCGGTGGTGTAGTCGGCTTGCAGCGACACGTTCACGCGGTCGGCGATCACGTACAGCTTTTTCCAGTCGGCGAACACGACCGGATGCGCATTGGCCGCGACGTTCGGCAGGTCAGCCATTTCGGCATACGAGGCGCCGAGGATGGTGTTCGGCGCGCCGGTCGCGATGCCCGGGGCCCACAGGTACTGGCCGGTAGTGCCATTTTCTTTCAGGCGGCGCACCTGGCCCAGCGTGTTGCGATTCAGACCCCAGATCGCGTTGCGGGCGTAGGCGGTTTTGAGGTCGCTGTACACGGCCAGCATGCCGTCAGCAGTCAACAGGTTGGCGTCGCCGCTCTTGCTGAATCCGATGTCGGGATTGACCAGCACGCCCTCGAGTTGCGCCGAGCCGCCACTACCACTGATCGACTCCTGACCTTCGCGCACCGCGAACTGCTCGGCCGCGTCGTCACGCAGCTCGGCGAACAGATCGTAATCCGAGTCTTCCAGCATTTGCTGCGAGATCTCAATGCGCGCGAACATCTCCGGCGCAAAGAATTGCAGCATGCCGTAGGCCGGGTCGCCGGTGTTGGTACGCTTCTGCACTTCACCGATACGCGAGGCCGAACCGTTGCCGGTCTTGCGCGGCATCTTCAGGCTGTCGCCGCCGATGGTGCGCACGGTTGCCAGCGCGCGGATTGGGGTCATCTCGATGATGTTCTTGATGATGTCCTTCTGCATGTCGGGCGGGGCCAGCAGGTAGCCGGCGCTCGCGTCGTCACCCTTGACCAGCGCTGCCGAGCGATCACGGATGATCTGCATGTCGGCCGGATCGCGGTCGCTGCCCGACTTGCGCATGACGCGGTTGAAGGCGTCCATGTATTCGCGCGCAGCCTTTGCCTGCGGATCGGCATCGCCGCCCAGGCCGGCGCGGTTGGCGATCTTTTCGATGCCGTCGAGCTGCGCCTGCATTGCCTGATTCTGCTTTTCGATCAACACCAGTTGCTGGCTCTGGTTCTCGTACTTATCGAAAACCTTGTTGAGCTTGTCGAGCTTTTCTTCGTGCGCCGCGTTCTGCTTTTTCAGATTCGCGTCGTTCGTTTCCTTGAACTCATTGAACGCTTGCATTACTTCTTGGACCGGGTCTTTTTCAGCCATGATGATTTATTCCTTGATGGTGGACGTAAGTTGTTTGATGCTCTGCGCCAGGCGGTTGGCCACCGAACGCTGCTCATCCGCAGGGTCCCCACCATCACGGAGGGGCTTTTCTGTCGGGGCCGACGAATCGTCGCGATTCGTCTTCGGCATCGCGGCTGCGATGCGCTTTGCTTGCGCGTGCGAGAGCCCTTCTCCATCGCGGAGGAAGGCTTCGAACTCGCGCACCTCGGGGGTGCCCGCTGATGCCAGCAGGTTCTGAGGGGTATTCTTGAAGTAATTCAGCATTGCCGAGGCAGCAGCCTTTTTCTTCTTGGCCGGTACGATGACGTCGGCAAAGCCGGCATCGACCGCGGCTTGACCGAGGAACCAGGTCTCAGCGTTGACCCAGGCTTCCAGGTCGGCTCGCTTTGCATCGGTGCGAGCCTCGTAGATGTTGATCAGGCCCGCCTGGAGTTGGTCCAGCACATCGGCCTCCTTGCGCAGCGCGTCGGCGTCACCCCACAGTCCCGACCAGGGCTTGTGGATCATGAGATTTGCCCCTTCGCTGATGCGAATCTCGTCGCCGGCCATCGCGATGACGCTGGCGATCGAGGCCGCGATACTGTCGATGTGGACGATGATGTGAGCGTCGTGCCGGGCGAATGCTTGATAGATGGCCAGGCCTTCGAACACCAAGCCGCCGCCGCTGTTGATGCGTACGTGGATCGTGTCGACGTCCAGACCGGCGATCTGGTTCGAGATCGATTCGCCGGTAATGCCCTCGTCGTACCAGCCGTAGCCAATGTCGCCGTAGATCAGCACCTCAGCCTCGTTGTCGGCCAGCTGCGCGTTGACGCGGACATGACCCGGCTTCAGCGCCATGCGGTTCATGTGACGGAGCGAACCGGCATCTTCCGGATCTTCCTGGGCCATCTTCGACAGAACGGTATCGAGGTTGTTGCGCGCCTCGATCAGCAGGCGCTCGTTTTCAGCGGACAGGACTCGTCCTGCAGCCTTGCGCTGCATATTCGGGTTTGGCATGCGGGATTTACTCCTGGAGAGCTGGTATTGCTGGTTCAGCGGGCTTCGGCTCGCCGACTATGTTTGCTGGGATGCGAAGCTGGTCGCTTGCCGGATCGTTGTCGGGGTTCAGGTCGAGCAGATCGCGGCCCTCGTTCGGGTACATCAAGCCGCCGTTCACGTAACCCAGGATGACGTCCTTCGTATCCTTAGCTGAGCCGCGGAGAAGGCCCTCTTCCGTAAAGTTGAAATACAGCCCTTCTTCAAGCTCTGCGTCGGTCAGAAGATTTATCATCGCTGACTGTTCGAATGACTCCCAACGGGGCGACAGGCAGTCTTCGCGGTGCGCGCGGTTCATCTCTTCCGCGCTGGCGAAGGTGGCAGTCTTGTCCGAGAATCCGACTTTGATCGGAAGCACGCCCATGAAGGAGCAGATCTGCTCGACCTGCGTCTTGCGCGTTTCGTTCGACTGCGCGTCGACGCTGCTCATAGAGGTGTTCAGGAATTTGGCGCCCCGATCGAGGATCATCGGCTTGCCTGCATTTTGCAGTCCGGCGAACTGCTTGCTAATCCATGCCGCGAGGTCGTCGTACTGTTTCTTGTCCAGCGTGGAGTCGACTGCGTAGACGCCGGTATTCTGGATACCGTTCTTGTGCAAACGGCCTGCGGCCTCCTCGGTCGCCATGGCCAGGCCGATCGCTTCGCGTGCCAGCCTCACTACATCTAGGCCATGGAAACCATCGATTGTTGGCCCCCGAAGATGCCAGATTTGGTCTCTTGTGAGAGTCCGGGACGAGCCGTCGAGACCGGTTACGTCATACGTAATTTGGAGATTCGCATCGCGATTCGGCGTCACCTGCCCGGGCGCCAGCGGGATCAACTCCAAGATCTTGCCGGTGATGCTGCGATTTTTGAAGACGTAGGCGTTTCCGCAAAGCTCAATGTGCCAGGCCAGCATCTGACGGAATTCGAAGCTGGTTTGCCAGTCGTTCGGTTTCAGGGAGAGCAGACGATAGAGCGGATGCTTCGTCGCGGGCGCGCGGCGCCGGCCTTGCTTCTGCATCAGCTTGAATGGCACCTGCGCCATGCCGTTGCCGATGACCCGGCAGCAGGCAAAAACAGTTGCGACCTGGAGCGCCGTCTTCCAATTGACCGTTTTTCCGGTCACGGATTGAAGCGCACCAATCCACTCCTGCCAAAACGGCTCCTGAAAGGCTTGATTGCGGCGACCCGATTGAATAAAGAACGACATCAGGCCTCAACCTTTTCGACTGGAGTCCGACGCGCGGCGCACACCCCACCGGCCACCATCAAGATGCCAAGGGCGATGAACCCAGCGGCAGGATGGAGCAAGCCAGCGCCATAGGATAGCGCCCCGGCGCCGCTGACGATGAGGGCGTCGGGAACCATCGTGATTAGTTTTTTCATCAGGATTCCCAGAAGGATGTAGCTGTTTCTTCACTGCTGATTGCGCGTGCAACGCCCATGATCGCGGCCACCGGGCCGTCGATCTTCTGCTCAGGCTTTTCCTTGCGCGGGTAGATGTTGTCCTTGGCGTCGAGCTTGGCCACAACGTTGGACATCATCCAGGTCAGCATCGGATTGCCGTCGTGGTGCACGCGACCAGCCTTGATCGCGCTCTCCAGTTCCTTCATCGGGAGCGACAAGTTCTTGACCTGCGCACCCAACTCGACTGCATTGATCCCGTTTTTTGTAAGTCGTTGCTCGAGCTGCGCGGCGCGCCAGGGGTCGAAGACAACCTCTTCCGGCCCAAACTCAGACACCAAGGCCAGCATGTCCTCCTCGATCAGATCAAAGTCGATCTCGGCGCCGTCGTGCTGCTGAAGGAAGCCCTCGATCACCCACTTCCGGTAGGCGTTGGCGTTCTTCTCGGCGCCCTCGATGGCGGCCTCCGGCAAGTAGTAATCGCCGAAAAAGTAGAAGTGCTGCTTGCCATCGATCACGCGAACGAATACCAGCATCAGTACGCAGATGTCCGATCGGCTGGCCAGGTCGAGCGTCAGGTAGCAGCGATCACCTTTGAACTGCTCGCGGCGCAGGGTGAGATCCGCGCACTTGGCCCACTCGAGCATATTTAGCCAGGCCGACTTCGCCGAGCACCAGATGTTCAAGTGCTTGGTCTTGAAGCGCACCTGCTTTGACGCGCTTTGCGTCGCAAGCCGTTGCTGCGACAGCAGGAAATCCTCATCGACAGAGATACCGTAATTCGGATTGGCCTTGCGCAGCACAGCGGGGCTGGTCCAATCGTCGCCTTCGTCGATCGTGTAGATCAACGCGAACAACTCTGGATCGTCCAGGACTCCTTCAAGCACCTTCTTGGCGTCCTGCTCCTGGTCGTAGCACGGGCCGGCGATGTTGAAGCCGGCCGTTGTGATCATGAGCAGCAGCGGTTGCTCGCGCGCGCCCATACCGGTCTCCATCGTGTCGACCAGCTCGGACGTGTCGTGCTCGTGGTATTCGTCCACGATCGCGCAGGATGGCGAAGCGCCGTCACCAGGCTTGCCGATCACCGGTTCGAAGCGCGAGCCGTCGGCAGGCGCCAACAGCGCTTTCGCCCAGACCTCGGCGCCGAGCGCCTCCATCAGCTGGGGCGTGCGCTCGAGCATCTGCTTGGCTGGCCGAAAGACCTCCCAGGCCTGCGCCTCAGTCGTCGCGCCCGAGTACACCTCGGCGCCGAACTCGCCGTCGACCGAGAACATGTACAGGCCGATGCCGGAGCCGATGATCGACTTGCCGTTCTTGCGGGGCACTGCGAAGTACGCCTTGCGGTAACGGCGGCGGTCGTTTTTCTTGATCTTCCAGCCAAAGAGTACGCAGAATGCAAAGCACTGCCAGGGCTCCAGCGTGATCGTTGCGCGCTTCCTGGCCCACTTCCCTTTGGTGTGAGGCATCAGCGACAGGAATGTGCAGACCTTCGTGGCCGCATCCGGATCGAAGTAATACGGGAAGGCTTTCCGCCGGCTGGCCTTCAGTTCATCCAGGTGCTTTTTGCATGCCAGTTTGACCCACTTGCACGCAACGATTTTTCCCTTGGTGACTGCCTGCGCGTATTCCAGTGCCGTGCCGACGAAATCGGCCGACATGATCAGTGTGCCTTCTTGCTACCGCCGAGCATATCGGCGAACGGGTTACCAGGCGTTTCCTTTTTGACCGACACCCGCGATCGGTCCGCCGGCGTCATGCCAAGCACCGCAAGGGCCGTGCGGATCTGGGCGACCATGGCCGACGTCACGTCCGCATCGTCGAGCTTACGGAACTGCGCAATCAAGCGCGCTGCGAGTTCGACTGCCATTCGGTCTGTCGCCTGAAGGACCGATGCGGGCAGCGCGTTGACGATCTCGTTCCATACGGCTTTCTGATTCGCCTTGAAGTAGGTTGGCGGCTTGACGTCGAACACGCCGGCTTTAAAGTCTTCGCGGCGGCGGCCGGGGTCCTTGTCGAAAGCACCCCGAGCCTCCAGGACCGCCGAAGGGGTTCGGGGTTTGGGCATACTGTCGTACTCCTGAGGGGTGAGAACCCGAAAGTCTGAATCGCGGAAATAAAAATGAAGGGAAGCTGACGGTCTAGAGGCCAAAGGCCCCGAAGATCACGCCCCCCCCCA